GTATGATATTAACGGTGTGCTGCCGAATTATAAATCACTCGACTATATGAAGATCACGGCAGGTACACGAAAGGCTGGTGAGCAGGATGACTTCGATTGACGATATGGCTGCGGAGATCATGCGCGGTCTGACGGAATATGCAGATCTTGCGGATACTTCCATGAAAGCCGCTGTGAAAAAGACAGCAACCTCCGTCAAGAAGGAAATCTCCGCCAATGCTCCGAAGCGCAGCGGCAAGTATCGCAAGAGCTGGACGACCAAGAAAACGAAGGAGAACAGTCATACACTGGAAATGACGGTTCACTCGAAAGACCGCTACCAGCTTGCACACCTGCTTGAAAAAGGTCATGCAAAGCGGAACGGCGGACGTGTATCCGGCAAGCCGCATATCGCCCCCGCAGAAGCGCATGGCGAGGAAATGCTCACGCAGCTAATCGAGGAGGCGCTGTCATGACCTATGAAGAAATCAATGAAATGATGCAGGAGATCGGGATGCCGTTCGCCTATCATCATTTTGCCGAGGGCGAGTCTCCGAAACCGCCCTTTGTTATTTTTCTCTCACCCGGCGAGGATACCTTCGGCGCGGATAACCTGATGTATCACAGCTTCAAGCAGCTTGATGTGGAGCTGTATACAGATGAAAAGTCACCCGATACGGAAAGCCGTGTGGAGGAAGTGCTGACGCAGCACAATATTTATTACACGAAAACTGAAAGCTGGATCGAGAGCGAAAAGCTCTACGAGGTGCTTTACGAAATGGAGGTATAACAATGGCACTGCAGAAGAATAAAGTAAAATTCGGTCTGAACAAGGTGCATTGGGCAAAAATCACAGCATGGAGCGATGACGGCGTTCCGACATTTGCAACGCCTGTGCGCCTGCCCGGTGCAGTTTCCCTGAGCATTGACGCGAACGGCGAGAACGAGAACTTCTATGCTGATAATAGCGTTTATTATGTCATCAACAACAACGCAGGATATGACGGCGATCTGGAGGTCGCACTCATCACAACTGACTTTGCAACGGCGATTCTCGGCGAACAGCTTGACGCAAAGGGCGTTCTGGTGGAGCGCAACGATGCGGAGACATCGCAGTTCGCACTCATGTTCGAGTTCGACGGTGACAAGAACCACATCCGTCATGTGCTTTACTGCTGCTCTGCATCCCGTCCTGCGACTGAGGGCGAGACTACCGAGGAGAGCAAGAGTGTCAAGACGGAAAAGCTCTCCCTCAAGGCATCGGCGCTGCCGAACGGTCTGGTGAAGTCCAAGACCTGCGAAAGCACGGATGAAACCACCTACAACAACTGGTACAATGCGGTCTATATGCCGACTGCTGCAACCAACAACAGCACCGGCACTCGTTCCACATCGACCAAGTCCGGCAGCACGACTGAATAAGGAGGTACAGCATGGCTATTAAAAAGACGATCACCGTTGACGGTATCGAGGTTCCGTTCAAGGCGAGTGCCGCTGTGCCTCGCCTTTACCGCATCAAGTTCCGCAGGGATATTTACAAGGATTTCGCTGCGCTTCAAACCTCTGTGCAGGAGGGGGATGAGGAAGGTTCTAACCTCGACATTGAGAGCCTTGAAGTGTTCGAGAACATCGCATACATCATGGCGAAACACGCTGATCCGGAGAACGTCCCGGACAATCCGGATGAATGGCTTGAAGCGTTCAACACATTCTCCATTTACGAGGTGCTGCCGCAGCTCATTGAACTGTGGGGACTCAACGTGGAGACGCAGGCGGAATCTAAAAAAAACATCGCAAAACTGACCGCCCGATGACAACACCCCTCTTCCTTCTCCGATGTGTGCAGATCGGGCTGTCCCTCTCGGAGCTTGATCTGCTCACGATCGGAGTTGTGAATGATATGTTCACTGAAAAGGAAAACGACGAATATGATGGCTGGTCGGAAGTCGCTGGGCAGGCTGATTTTGATGCTTTTTGATTGACTTTTTCTTCCTTCTGTGTTATAATTCTGTTGTGAAGGAAACATGAAGCTTCCTTCGCTAGTCGAGTAGACTTACACCTTACAATGTAAGCCCCTCACAGAACCGGACGTGCAGTTTTCCCGCATCCGGCTCTTCATAATAAAATTCACATCTTAATCAAACAAGCTGACATATATTCTTGGAAGTGCGAGAGGACAGTACTTCATCATTTCGTAAAATCCCTCTTTATTGTAGCTTTTAAGCTGGCTTCTCCTGTTCAATGCTCTGAACAAGAGTTCCCTGACCTGTTGCTTGAAATTACTAATCATTCTGCTGTTAAAGCTTATTCCATAGTATCTATAATGCCCTACAAGTTTGATGTTCAGCATATACATCAGTTTCCCAAGCTTTTGTTCCTTGTTGGCGTACAGCCATAATTTCATGTCTTTGAGTTTCTGCCGAAATTTCTTACTGCTTGTTTTGGGCATAATCCATGGTTTACCAGTTTTTGTTTTTCCACAGTAGAATGTAAATCCAAGAAAGTCAAATGAACCTAAACGGATAGATTCGCCACGCTTTGCTTTTGCATTTGCGAGGTATCTTCCGCTTTCTACGATTCGGCTTTTGGTTTCTTCCAATTCCAGACCAAATTTCGCCATTCGGCTACGCAGCCTTTCATAGAACATTTCGGCTTCCCATGGGTATTGAAATCCCGCTATAAAGTCATCGGCATACACCACAAGAAAACATTCACCTTGACACTCTCTGGAAATGATATACTGAAACCATAACGTCAGCGCATTGTGCATATAGATATTGGCAACCACAGGACTGATAATGTTCCCCTGCGCTGTTCCCTCGTCACCTTTTACAAGCTGTCCTTTATCTATGATACCTGCTTTCAGATATTTCTTCACAAGCCATAGAATGTTCTTATCCTTGATATAGTAATTCAGGAATTTCAGTATCCATTCATGTTTCATATGGTCGAAAAATCCCTTGATGTCTGCATCTACAACCGTTGTAATCCGCCCGTTGTTCAAGTGGTTATACAATGCTTTCACAGCCGTATGGCACCCTCTGTCTGGTCTGAATCCGTACATACAGTTCAGAAACTTCGGTTCGTAAACCGCTTCAAGTACTTTCTTCAATGCAAGCTGCACGATTTTGTCCTCATAGCACGCTATGCCAAGCGGACGCATTTTGCCGTTGCTTTTAGGAATGTATACTCTTAACGATGGCTGTGGTTTGTAGGCTTTTCTTTTCAATCTGTCCACAAGATTTTCGATATTGCGTTCGAGTTTTTCACTGTATTCCCGCTTTGTGATGTCATCAATGCCAACTGCTTTGCTTCCGTCGAGTTCTCTGTGACATTGCAGCAGCATTTCCTTGTTGATGAGATGGTACAGCGATGTGAATTCAGGTCGTTTTGTGTTTGCTGATTTCGATGCTATTCTTTCTAATTTCGTTTCCATTTTTTACTCCGTCCCTGAGTACGGCAAATGTGTCCTCAGAAAGACCTTTATTATGCAGCCTCCTTCCCTCTGTCGGCATTACCCGACTTCATCGGTACTATGAAGCTGTCCGACTGCCTGTAATCCGTTTGCCATTCTTCCTTTTACAGTTGTCCGGCATACCACTTATACATTAGTCCTTTCGGTTGATATGGAGACCACAGGCTCTCCCCAGTTGACTGGATAGTCACAATGTGAAGCGTGATTGGCTCTTTGACCCCGCAGAGGTGCTTCAGTTCTCACCGTATCGACCTGCGCATGTTGCTTTCCACTCTGATTACAGTGTCAGCCCTCCGAATAATAAAATTTCGAGGCTCAATCACCATGTAACCCCACTTCCTCGCTGTCTACGCTTTACTCCATGCATTACTGCATACAGCACAAGACTCGCTAACGGTGGTTGGTTAGACCTTACCGTACAGGATTCTCACCTGTTAGACTATCCGCCCTTGGCTGGGCGCACAATCGGAATTTATAGGAGCTATTATGGATATCGAAAAAACAAAAGTATATTACGCAAATATAAAAAGAGAAGATATCTGTGGCTGTAACTATTGTCAAAACCTGATAGATGAAATCACACAAGCATATCCAGAAGTTGCAGCGTATCTCTTGTCTTTAGGCGTAAATATTGAACGTCCTTTTGAAGTATTCTTTCCAATAGAAGATCATGACAATGGATATATGGATTATCCAATTGTTCAATATTTAATTGCAGGTAATTCCAGTGATTTCAAAGAAACGAGAATCGGTGATATTCAAATTGGAATTAGCGATTGTCATCCAAACGCTACCTATGAAGGTGAGCATTTTATTATAGATGCCGGAGTTTTTCATATAAAATGTAGATATGATAAGTATGACTTTAACGAATAATAGCAACGCTAAATTCTGATTTAGCTTAGTAACTGAATATACACTGAGCAGTCCTTCGGGGCTGCTTTTTTCATGCCCTCACGGAGGAGGTGAACCGCATGGCAAACAGAATCAAGGGCATCACCGTTGAGATCGGCGGCGATACTACAAAGCTGTCGAAGGCACTGGAAGGTGTCAATAAAAACATCAAGAACACGCAGACGCAGCTCAAGGATGTACAGAAGCTGCTGAAGCTCGATCCTTCCAATACGGAACTGCTCTCGCAGAAGCACAAGCTACTCGCCGATGCGGTGACGGCTACCAAAGAGAAGCTGGAAACACTGAAAACCGCTGCGGAACAGGCAAACACGGCACTCGCCAACGGCGACATTTCGCAGGAGCAGTACGATGCCCTCCAGCGTGAGATCATCGAAACGGAACAGGAACTGCAAAACCTCCAGCGTGAGGCAGAGGCTTCCAGCACAGCGCTTGCTAAACTCGGTCAGGCGGGAGAAATGCTTGAAAAAGCCGGTGACAAAATCGCCGATGTCGGCACGACACTTACCACTCATGTGACCGTTCCTGTTATGGCTGCCGGAACTGCCGCAGTCAAGACCGCAGCCGACTTCGACTCAGCCATGAGCAAGGTCGCTGCTGTATCCGGTGCGACCGGTGATGAACTGGACGCGCTCCGGGACAAGGCTCGTGAGATGGGCGCAAAGACCAAGTTCTCCGCTTCCGAGGCTGCCGATGCCATGAACTACATGGCAATGGCGGGCTGGAAAACCGGAGATATGCTGGAAGGTATCGAAGGTATCATGAACCTTGCTGCCGCTTCCGGTGAGGACTTGGCGACAACTTCGGATATTGTAACTGACGCTCTGACCGCTTTCGGCTTAACTGCTGCCGACAGCGGTCATTTTGCTGATGTTCTGGCGGCGGCATCGTCCAATGCAAACACCAATGTCAGCATGATGGGTGAAACCTTCAAATACTGTGCGCCTGTTGCTGGTTCTCTCGGTTTTAGCTGTGAAGATACAGCGCAGGCAATCGGTCTGATGGCAAACAGCGGTATCAAGGGTTCGCAGTCCGGTACGGCGCTCCGTGCTATTATGACCGCGCTTGCGGGTGATGTGAAGTTCTGCGGTGAATCCTTCGGCGAAATCGAAATTGCAACGACCAACACCGACGGCTCGATGCGTGAGCTGAATGACATTCTGGCGGACTGCCGTGTGGCTTTTGCACAGATGTCCGAATCGGAACAGGCATCGGCGGCACAGGCACTGGTCGGCAAAAATGCAATGTCCGGCTTCCTTGCGCTGATGAATGCCGCACCTGCGGATATTCAGAAGCTGGAAGGTGCAATCAGCACTTGTTCCGATGAGATTGACGGTTATAACGGAGTGACCGCAAAGATGGCTGCCGTCATGCAGGATAACCTCGGCGGGCAGCTCACCATTCTGAAATCGCAGCTTCAGGAGCTTGCCATTTCTTTCGGCGAAATCCTGATGCCTGCAATCCGGGCAATCGTGTCGAAGATTCAGGGCTTCATTGACAAACTGAACGCTATGGATCCCGCCACAAAGGAAACCATTGTCAAAATCGCACTGGTAGCGGCAGCACTCGGACCTCTCCTTGTGATGGTCGGCAAAACCATGGTCGGTGTCGGCAAGCTGATGCAGCTTGTTTCCAATCTTCCGACAATCATCGCAGGCGCAAAGGCGGCGTTTACTTCCTTCGGTGCTGCCATCGGCGGTATCAGTGCGCCCGTGGTCGCTGTCATTGCAGTTGTTGCTGCACTGGTGGCGGCTTTTGTGCATCTCTGGCGCACGAATGAGGACTTCCGAAACAAGATCACGGCGATCTGGGAGCAGATCAAGAGTATCTTTTCCGGCTTCTGTCAGGGCATTGTTGACCGCATCAACGCGCTGGGCTTCGATTTCAAAAACATCACCGAGGTCATCAAGGCTGTATGGGACGGACTCTGCAAGTTCCTGAAACCGATCTTTGAGGGGCAGTTCCAGCAGATTGCAAATATCTTCAAAGCCGTGACAGACATCATCCTGAGTTTTCTGGATATT